TGTAGCACGGTTCATAATCCATACAGAACCAGCCTGATAGTTATCAATCACCTTGTCCTGAAGTTCCATCAGCTCGTCGGAAGTAACAGCAGTAGCCTTTGCAGAAGTCACAACCATATCGGTCGCAATTCCCTTCAGACCATCAACCTTGCCCTCGGTTCCGAACAGAAGCTCATGCTCGAAGAACTTCGCAATAGCCTGCGCCATCCTCGTCTGCACGAATCCAACGATGTCGAAGTTGGAATTGTTGATCAGAGACTTACTGATCTTAGCAAGGCAACGTGCAAGGTATCCATCAAGTTCGATGCTTGTTACAGCAATCTTTCCAGACTCAGCCTGCGTTCCTTCATCTGCATAAGTCATAACGATGGAAGAATGGTCTTTGTCATACTTCGGCAGAACGAGCTTGCCCTTGATGTTGTAACGGTCAGCCATCTGGAAGATAGGGCTAATCTGCGTTACTTCCTCAATGATGTTATTCCATACGGTTGTAGGAATAAGCGTCTTTGCATCGGCAGGCATGGTCGGCTGATCTTCATTCACAATGCCACGAATGTTATTCTCGAAAATCTTGCGATCTTTTTCTGCATTCGTGAGTTCCGGCTTGTCAGACGGTACCGGACGCATGCCGAGCTTGCTCATGTCGTCATACATAGCGATTGTTCTGTCAAGTTCCTCTACCTCGTTTTTGAGATTCTGAAACTGTGCGGTCTCTTCATCAGACGGCATACGGTTCTCGGCCTTTGCGGTATCGAGTACCTTTTCCATCTGAGCGACCTTGTTGTTGCGGTTTTCAATCATTTCTTTAATGTTCATCTTGTACGCTCCTTTTCTTTCAATGAACTGAGTATATTCTCATAAGCTGAATAGTCCGGCTCATGAGGCTTCGCAGGTTTTTCAACCTGTTTCTGCTTTCGTAATGCTTCCGGTACATGCTTGTAATTTCTGAACAAGTCCGTTGCACATGCCTGTACATCCTTCACTGTTTCAAGTGCATTCACATTGAAATAATTCCCGATATACATTTCATCGTCAGCATTTCCGCTGAACCACGTTTCGTTGTCCACCAGCTCTTCAATCTTCTCTGCTGTGATTCCTTCTTTCGCCTTTGCTTCATACATCGGCAACATCGTTCCGCTTTCGATCAGATTCAGCGTATCAATGTCATGCTGTAGTTCATTGGCATTTCCGTATGCATACGTCATGGGCTTATGAATCATCAGCACTGAATTTTTGTAAATGTTAATGTCATCTGCAACCATTGCAAGATATGTTGCCGCACTTGCGCACAGTCCGTCAATGTATGCATGGATCTTCGCTCCAGTGTTCTGTCTGAACCTCTTCAGCATGCTGACCATTGCCGAGCTTGCGAACACTGAACCGCCACCGGAATTGATATAAATGTTGAAGTCCCTCACTCCATCAAGGCTGTCGATCTCTTCCTTGAATGCGTTCGTGTCAACTGCGATTGCAGACTTTTCCCCAGTCCACCAGTCCGGCTCGTTCTCATCGACAATATCTCCATATACATAAAAATCAGCGCTCGTTTTCGTTAGATTCTTCAGGTACTTGTACTTCATCGTCTGCCCCCTGTTCAGTTTCAGGTTCATTTTCTGTTTCTTCCGGCTCTGTCTGCTCATCTTCCCCGCCCGTTACCTGTCCGGTGTTCGGAGTGTAATACGTTCCGGTGTTGATATCATACAGAACAGCGCCAAGGCCTACGTTAATAACATCCATTCCGTCAACGTAATTCAGGTTTTCCATACGGCGAAGCTCGTTAATTGTCATTAGCCCGGTATCTTTAGCAACCTTATATGCGTCAAACCTCTCTTTGATACTCGCTTTCACAATTTCTTTCGTGTCAAACTCAAAGAAGTAGTTTTTCTTTTCCCGCTCTAACAGCATTGTGCTGTTAATAGCTGTCTCAAATGCCTTAATTATCGGATAAATCGCTTCTTTGAACGTGAGATTGAAGTCACTGTGAATGTGGAATACACCGTTAATTTCGTCCTGTAGAGTCTTTTTGCTCTCGTTTAACTGCATTTCAACGGAACTGTTTGACGATTCCTGAAACTTAATGCCGTTATTCAGAACCATAACGGATTCTGTGTTGTTAGCATACAGCCTTCGCCATGCATCCTTTAATTTGTCGACTTCTTCCTGCCCTAAACGTCTTTCGGCCTGCAAGAAACCTTTTTTATTTCCGCCTGTCTTGACTAATCCAAGCTGATAAACCAACGTACTGTAGGCAGTTTCAAGGGCCTTTGAGATTTCCTCTGTTAATCCCTTACCACTTGCACCGTCTTTGGTGTTTCTCAGCAGTTTTATCATATTCCACGGATAAATCTTGTGAGTTCCCACATAGAACTGCACAAATCGGTTCATCGGGTCAGAATTTGTAAATACAGTTACATCATCATCAGGAATATACCGTAATGCGGTGATGTAATTTCTGCTGTCTCTCTGGATATAGCAGTAACCGCCTTTTCCTAGCAGATAGTCCTCAATCATCGCCTTTTTGGTCTGGAAACCGTCAAGCGTGTTTCCTGTATCCCCGTTTAACAGCTTCGTGCGGCTGTCTTGCTGTACTTCTTCAACCTTTCCTGCCTTGTACTTGTACAGCTTGACAGGCATTGACGCAATCGAGCCGCTGATAAAATCAACAGCCCCTGAAACAGCAGGAAGTGTTAATGCCTTGTCCCTCGTAATTGTCTCATTGTTGAGCAACGCCGAAAGCAACACATCGTCAAGCTTAACACTTTGGTCGTTAAGGTTTATTTCATTTTTAACGCTTCTCCTGAAAAGTGCCACTCTCGTACCGCCCCTTGCTTAGTATATTCTAATTGAAACATTTTACGCATAAATAATAGCACCTTTTAAGGATCACAGCAACTGGAATGTAAAATCTCCCTCATTCAAGAAATAATCCTGCTCCAGAAGGTAAATTGCATTGATAAGTGATACAACCATATCAACCTTGCCGTTGCTCTTTTTCTTGCTCACGTACATATTTTTGTTTGTGTCATAGGCGCATTTTGCGTTCTGAAAATTGATTTCAAGAAGTTTATTTTCCGTATACTTGAATTTCTGCGTGAGGATTGCTTCCTTCATTCTCTTTGTAGGAGAATGTAGCACGCTTGAGTACTGCTTGATCTGGACTGTGTTATAGCCCTCATTTGCGAGTTTTTGCGCTGTAGACAATGCGTTCCATCGGTCGTAACCTATGGCTTGAATCTGGACGTTGTAGCGTGCCTCAAGCCCTAATATAAATTGCTCTACAAATGCGTATGAGATAACTCTGTCACCGCACGCAAACACCTTCCCGCTCTTCAACAGTTCCTGATAGTTTACACGCTCTGAGATGGTCTTTTCTGTGATTCTGTCTGCCGGAATAAATGCAAAACTTTCCGCTAGAATGTTGTCATCATCATCAACGGAAACCATGGCTACAGACGTATTGTCGTTCGATTCCGAAAGGTCAACGCCTAAATATACAACTCTTCCGGACCAGTCAATATCAGCGACTTTGCAAGCCTGCACGTCCTTCACATCAATGAACGTCTCAGTGCCCTGTCCTTGATAAATGATATTGCAGTGCTTCGTGACAAAGTTCTCTCGCTCATTCTCAATGGCAATGGCTCTGGCTCTTTTCTTAACAAGATCGTCCCAGATTTCAGGAATTTCCAATGCCGCCGGATTCGCCTGTTTCAGAATAAGGTCGTCTGTTTCCCAGTCTGACGTTTTGTCTGGCTCATATAAAAGCGCAAACTCTGTTTCGTCTTTCTCGATACTATCCAGAACCTTTTTGGCATACGCAACCTCATCTTCAAACGGGTTGTCGATTGTCGGGTACTTTGTACTGATGATAAAACCTAATTTATTAACTACGTTTAGCTGTCCTGAACGCATGGCGTCTAACGGATAACCGTTTGGCAGTGCTCCAACTTCATCGGCAATGAATGCGTTCGGCATACGGCTGTCCATGCGGTTGTTGCTGTATGCTAACGGAATCAACGTGTTTTCGTTTGGTTTGAACTTAATATAGTCCCTTAACAGTTTGAAACGCTTTTCGCCCTTGTACTGATAAATCAACGGACTACTTTTTATAGTATCTGATATTGCCTCTTTGATCTCCTTTGAAATTGTGCCATCTGGCGCAACGGAATAGAATTTGCTAAACCTCGGCTCGGTCAAAAACAAGATAATAAAGATTGTCCCGACTGTGTACGTCTTGAAGTTCTTCCGACAAATTTCCAACAACCCTGTCTCATATCTGCGCTTTTTCGGGTTGTCTCGATATACCGTGCATAGCATGGCTGTATAAATTAGCCACTGATACCCCGTGGCGCACTTATACATAGACTGTCCTGCCTTCAATCCCTTCGGCATTATCAGCAGTTTCAGAATGTTTTCAATCTGCTGAACCTTTTTCTCAGATACGAAATACTTTGCGTCTTTTCCTTCCGCAATCCTCATCCAGTCTCGCATCTGCTTTTTGACGTACTTAGGGCAAGTTTTCTTTCTGACTGAGCTTTTGCAGTACTCGTAAGCCTTACTGCTCGTCACTGCCATCATCGTCACCGCCATTTATCAGCTGAAGCAACGGGTCAGTGTCACTCTCGGAATTATCATCGCCGGAAAATCTTGAAATGATCTTCATCAGCGTGCTTACTGTTTTATTCGCACTGTCAGTTGTACGGTTAAAATCCTGAATGGCTGGATGAGAATACACGTTCTTTCTGCCCTTCACATATTCCTTCGTGACCAGTACGCCATCATTTTTGATTGACGCTTCAAGCTCGTTTAAGATTTTCAACTGAACCATATACCGCCTGAATGTCGTGATAAAGAAGAAGTTCTTATCGACTCCAAACGCTTCTGCTTTCTGTAAGATTTCTTCTGCCTGTTCGTTTAAATTCAATTTTTTTGCCATGTTATACCTCCTTTAATAATTTTGCCTTTTGCCCTGTGAAATTCTCCCACCGTTCTATAATCACATCAACATAATGAGGATCAAGCTCGCACATATAGCATTTTCTGTTTAACTGTTCACAGGCTATTAGTGTGCTACCACTACCGCCGAATACATCAAGGACAATTTCGCCCTCTCTGCTACTGCTCTTTATTGCTCTACTGCATAAGGCTATTGGCTTCGGTGTAGCGTGACCGCCTGCTTGCATTTTTTCCTCGTGTGATATTCTGCCCATTGCCCACACATCAGTCATTGTGTCGTGTGTGTTGTCGAAATATGCTCTTGTGGAGTAGTATTCCTTTTTTAATTCATCGTATTCCTTTTTTAATTCATCGTATTCCTTTTTGAAGGCATCGTATTCCTTTTTGAAGGCATCGTATT